AACAAGCTTCGTGATGAGGGCACCAAGGAGTCCTACGAGCTCGCCAAGAAGCTCTACCCGAAGATGCGCTGCTACGCTCCTGTAATTGTTCGCGGTGAGGAGGACAAGGGCGTTCAGCTTTGGGCATTCGGAAAGCAGGTCTACCAGTCGCTCCTCGCGATCATGGTTGACGAGGATTACGGTGACATCACCGATCCGGAGAGTGGCCGTGACGTCAAGGTCCGCTGCTTCAAGCCCAACGGCAAAAAGTACACGGAGACCGAGGTCATGCCACGTGGCAAGGCGTCAACACTCAGCACGAACCAGGCTACGGCCAAACAGTGGCTCGGTAACATCCCAGACGTGTCCAAGATGTACGAGCTCAAGTCACCCGATGAGCTTAGCAAGATCGTCAATGACTGGATCAATGGCGGCATGCAGGATGGTGACGGAACGCCTAGAGGTCCTGTGACTTCTAATCTTGCAGCCGACGACGATGATACTCCAGCGCAGAAGACGAGCTCAAAGCCTGCTGGAAACAAGTCTTACAAGTCCATCGATGATGCTTTCTCTGACTTGATGGAAGACTAAAGAAGATTGGGGGCAGGTGTAATTTGTCACCTGCCCCCGTATTGTTTCTATCAAAGGAGAAAACATGGCAAGAACTGCAAAAGAAAAGCGTAACGAAGAATCGGCAGGAGACTTCACTTCTGAACTAATTTCTTCACTTAACAAGGAAAATGGAACGAGGATTGCGTACAATCTCTCTGAAGATGAATCACCTACACACGTGAAGAGTTGGGTGTCGACAGGCTCCACACTCCTCGACTATATCGTTTCGAACCGGCGCAACGGCGGCCTTCCTGTCGGTCGAATTATTGAGATCTTCGGGCCCCCGTCTATCGGCAAGAGTCACATCGCAACGCAGATCGCACGAAGCACACAACAGATGGGTGGAATCTGTGTCTACATTGACACCGAGAATGCAACATCTGTAGAGAATCTTCAAGCGCTTGGTGTTGATGTCACTAAGCGATTTGTCTATGTCGACACACATTGCACAGAAGAAGTCTTTGACACTGCAGAGAAGACCATCGTCAAGGCAAAGGCAATGCAGAAAGATGTTCCGATCACAATCATCTGGGACTCGGTTGCCGCATCTTCGCCAAAAGCGGAGTTGCTCGGCGACTATGACAAGGAGACAATCGGACTCCAGGCTCGCGCGATCTCTAAGGGAATGCGCAAGATTACCGGTGTCATCGGCGACCAATCTGTTCTCTTTATCTGCCTGAACCAGATCAGGACTAAGATCGGAGTCCTGCACGGTGACCCAATGACCGTTCCAGGTGGAATGGCAATCCCATTCCACGCGACGACTCGACTTAAGCTGGGCGCAGGCCAGCAGATCCAGAATAAGAACGGAGACATCATCGGTATTAATGTCTCTGCAAAGACAGTCAAGAACAAGGTGGCACCACCCTTCAGGACAGCAAACTTTCAGATTCACTTTGGAAAGGGAATTGTTGAGCATGAGGAGATCTTTGACGTTCTCCGAGATGCAGGAGAACGTGAAGTCAACGGCAAGATCATCTGCGTATCAGGAACCACGCAGTGGAAGGTCTTTACTGTGACTGACGCCGTCGAAGGTCGTCCCATCATTGAGAAGAAGTTCTACAAGGCTGAGTTTGGTGATCTACTCAAGAATCCTGACTACAAGCCCTATCTTGATGATCTCATCGCAGCGGTGATGATCAGGTCAAAGGATGACCCTGCAAATGTTGCAGGAGATGATGAGGAGTCTGAGTGATGCAAGGCGAAGGAACTGTCCTTCTTGTCGATGGGCTTAACCTATTCCTTCGCCACTTCACAGCGAATCCAGCAATGGGTTCAAATGGAAACCACGTCGGGGGAATCGTCGGCTCTCTATACGATCTCAACGCCATTGTACAGAGGTTTAAGCCTCACAAGGTGTATGTCGTATGGGAAGGCGGCGGTTCTCCTCGCCGGCGGCAGATCTTTCCTGAGTACAAGGCGCATCGGCGGCCCGAACGTCTGAATCGCATATACGCAGATGAAATCAAGACAACTGTGTCTGACCATGATAACCAGATCAAGGACATGGTGAACTTGCTGAAGATGTTGCCTGTCAACCAGCTGTACGTTCCTGACTGTGAAGCCGATGACATCATCGCATACATCTGCAGGTATGAGCATCCAAGTGACCTACACGTGATCCTGTCATCAGACAAGGACTACTACCAACTGGTATCAGACAAGACCGTGATCTACTCGCCCACGTCAAAGAAGATCATCCAGGTCCAGGACGTGCTTGACAGGTTTGGCATACACCCGAATAACTTTGCTCTCGCAAAGGCGGTGTGCGGGGATCCCTCAGACAACATTCCTGGAATTTCGGGTGTTAAGTTTAAAACCCTATCAACCCGATTTTCTAATTTAACAGACGAAACGCCAGTTATGTTAGACGATTTCTTTTTAGCGGCTCGACAAGCTGCTGGAAACTCTACGATCAAGGCCCATAAGCAGATCGTGGAGGGGATCGACACCATTCGAAGAAATTGGGAACTTGTCTATCTTGACACAGGCATCCTATCAGGAACGCAGGCAAAAAGGATACAAGACTTGTGCGTTGCTTGTAAGATTAATCGCGACAAGATAGGATTCATTCGTTACCTCTTGAGTTTGGGCATCCAAACTTTTAACGCAGACTTGATTTTCTACACATTTAGTCACATTGGAGCATAAGGTGTCGGGTTCCGCACACTTCAGCCAGTATGGTAAGAGCTTTCAGGAGAAGATCTTTCAAGGTCTTCTGACAGACAGGTCATGGGCAACTCAGATGACTGAGATCATGACACCTGAATACTTTGACCTAAAATACCTTCAATACCTCTGTAAGTCATATTTTGGCTATCACCAGAAGTATAAGGACTTTCCAACACTAACGCTGCTCGTCACTATCATTCGTGATGACCTCAAGGAGGGTAAGGACACGATTCTCCGCGACCAGATCGTGGAGTTCCTACAGCGCATTCGTGTCAACCCAGACATGGGTGACTTACAGTTTGTCAAGGACAAGTCGCTTGATTTCTGCAAGAAACAGGCCATGCGTGAAGCTCTTGAGAAGGCAGTCGAATTGATTGCGACAGATAACATTGATTCTGTCGTTGATCTTATGAAGAATGCTCTTGCAGCCGGAACTCCTGCTGCAATTGGTCATGACTTCTTTGAGGACACCGAGGCGAGATTTATCAAGACTCGTCGACAGACATGTCCAACTGGTCTGCCCCAGATCGACGCACAGGACATACTTAACGGTGGCCTGGGTCGAGGTGAGCTTGGTGTAGTTATCGCACCCACAGGAGTTGGTAAGTCACACTTCCTTGTTCAAATGGGTGCTGAGGCATTACGTGTCGGTAAAAATGTCGTTCACTATACCTTTGAGCTATCTGAAACGGCCGTTGGTCTTCGTTTTGACTCAAATCTCTGCGAGATTCCAAGCAGCGACGTCATCGACAGAAAGGAAGAAGTCCTTGAATTCTACAAGCAAAACTCTCTCGGTCGTTTGATAATTAAAGAATACCCGACAGGAACTGCGTCGGTTCAAACAATTCGTAATCACATTGAGAAGTTACTCTTGAAGTCATTTGTTCCAAGCGTCATCATCATCGATTACGCTGATATTATGAAGTCTTCAAGAAAATTTGATTCGTTGCGGCATGAACTTAAGCTGGTGTACGAAGAGCTTCGTAATCTTGCAATGGATCTAAACGTTCCCATCTGGACTGCATCACAGGCAAATCGTGAAGCATCAAATTCAGAGATTGTCGGTCTTGAGAATATGTCTGAGGCCTACGGCAAAGCCATGGTTGCAGATGTCGTATTGTCCATCTCACGCAAGGCAAACGAAAAGGCGACAGGTGCAGGAAGGATCTTCGTTGCAAAGAATCGAGCAGGCAGAGATGGAATGCTCTATCCAATGCAGATCGATACCTCAATGTCAAAGTTTAGGCTTATGGACACAAATGAGATGACGCTAGACGATGCAGTGAAATCTGATGGTCACAGCATGAAGAAGCTTCTCAAAGAAAAATGGGACGAGGTTAACGCTAAATGATCGGAGTGTATGTTATGTTTGGAGTCATATCATGTCTGTAAAAGATAATATTGTAGATTACTTCAAGGGCGATGACCTCGCCGCTGATGTTTTCAACAAGTATGCCTTGCGAGATAGCGCGGGCAATAGGATCGAACAGCTTCCTACTGAGACTTTTAGGCGTCTAGCCAGCGAGTTTGCGCGTATCGAGGCAAGGTACCCTAACCCAATGTCAGAAGATGAGATTTTTGATCTTCTTGACGAGTTCAAGCAGGTCGTACCTCAAGGTTCGCCGCTCTCGGGAATTGGTAATCATTACCAGCTTCAGAGCTTGTCCAATTGCTTTGTCATTGATCAACCGCACGATAGCTACGGTGGCATCCTCTTCTCGGACCAAGAGCAGGTCCAGATTATGAAGCGTAGAGGTGGCGTAGGTATGGATGTTTCAAATATCCGACCCAAGGGTCAACCCACTACAAATGCTGCCAGGACAACAGACGGCATCGGCATCTTCATGGAGCGTTTCTCCAACTCCACCCGAGAAGTTGCACAGGGCGGACGGCGCGGAGCGCTGATGCTTACGATCGATTGTCGTCATCCAGAGATCGAGACCTTCATCGACATCAAGCGAGACCTCAAAAAGGTCACCGGTGCCAACATCTCCATTCGCTTTACAGATGAGTTCATGCAGGCTGTGGAAGGGAACACTGGATTCTGTCTTCGCTGGCCGGTCGAGGCTCATCCCGAGGATGCTGAGATTGTCAAGATGGTTGACGCAAAGCAGATCTGGGATAAGTTTGTCGATGCTGCGTGGGCGTCAGCTGAGCCTGGTGCACTCTTCTGGGATACCGTCATAAATGAAGGCATTGTTGACTGCTATCGTGATGTAGGCTATAAGACAATCTCTACAAATCCATGTGGAGAAATCCCGCTAAGTCCGTATGATAGCTGTCGTCTGATGGTTGTCAATCTTACTTCTTTCGTCAATGATCCGTTTGGAAAGCATCCCACGTTTGACTTCGATCGTTTCAATTCTGTTGTCATGAAGGCTCAGCGGCTCATGGATGACCTCGTCGATCTTGAGATTGAATGTGTGGATCGAATACTCGAGAAGATTGAGCGTGATCCACAGCCTGAACATGTCAAGAAGATTGAGCGAGACCTCTGGGAGAAGATCAAGGCAGCAGGCAGCAACGGTCGGAGAACAGGTCTGGGCGTCACAGGACTTGGTGATGCACTTGCTGCACTTAACATTCAATATGGAAGCAATTGTTCAATAACAGTGACAGAGGAGATCTATAAGGCGCTCGCAGTTGGCGCACACAGATCTTCACTCATCATGGCGCAAGAGCGTGGTGCTTTCCCTGTCTGGGACTACCAGAAGGAGAAGGATCACACTTACTTGAAGAAAGTAATCTCCACGTGCAACGGTAGCTATTATGAGATGTGGAAGGCGACAGGACGTCGTAACATCGCTCTCACGACTACGGCGCCTGTTGGCTCCATCTCCTGTCTCACTCAGACCACAAGCGGCATCGAACCTGCTTTCCTCCTCTCGTACAAGCGGCGCCGCAAGATTACGCAGGGTGACACGAAGTCAGTACCTGACTTTGTTGACCAGCTAGGCGACAAGTGGCAGGAGTACACGGTCTACCACCACTGGTTCAAGAAGTGGATGGATGTTACAGGCCTAACTGATCCAAAGGAGAGCCCATACTGGGGCGGCACTGCCAATGACATCGACTGGGTGAAATCGGTCGACATCCAGGCAGCAGCACAGCGGTGGATCGACCACAGCATCAGCAAGACCTGCAATCTTCCAAACTCTGCAACTCGTGAGACAGTCAACGACGTCTACATGCGCGCTTGGAAAGAGGGTTGCAAGGGATTCACGGTTTACCGTGACGGTTGCAGAACGGGCGTCCTCATCTCTACAGAGGAGAAGAAGGAAGAGAAGCCTAAGTCTGCTGCCGATGTCCACCCAAAGCGTCCCAAGGAGCTCCAGTGTGACATCC